TCAGGGACTGCATGCCCAGACGAAACTCTTGATCGCTGAACAGCAGCGGGAGCTTGGAAAGGTCGCGATCTGCGCGACGCGCGTCATTGCCCGGCGCATTGCCTTGGTGCGGATTTCGCCGGGGAGACGCCTGAATGCGCGCTCCAGCTCCTCGAAATCCTTGCTGTTCATTTCCAGCCTCATGACCGGCTCCGTTTTCGTTCGGCGAAGATGACAGCACGATTACACCAGTGCGCGATTTCAGCGGCAGTCATGCCCTGCACCCGCATCGGATCCCAGCCGAGTTGGAACACCATCAGGTCGACGGCGTCGATAACCCCGGCTGCCGCATAAAAAAATCGCAGATAGCCTCGGCGATCTCTATCGCGTCATGCGCCTCAAGTACCGAAAGCGCATCATAGTTCGGAGCCAGACAGACATTCTTGAGATGGCCGTCTATAGCCTCGTAGTGTGTGACCACCATGGGCTGACCGGCGACCACGTGCGTTTCACGCGGCTCGCCTATTCCATCCATGTAGATCTCTTTGTAGGTCGGCGCCCGAAGCCGAACTTCCGAGAATGGCTGGACTCCCAGAAACTCATATTTCCGGGAAAGTGGAATGATTTTCTCTGCCATGATCGCCCCTTAACCGCGCCGGTAGGTTTCGGCGACGATCTGAAGGCCGGACAGTTCACCGTTGAGCCGGTTCGAACTCGGCTCCCCACTGAAAAACGCATTAAAGAAATAATGCGTCACGCTGGTGAATTCCTCATGCACCGTAAAATTCTGGCGCGGCGCCGTCATTAGGACGTTGAAGTCGACGTTGCTGGCGTCTTTAAAGGTCACTTCCGCGCGCGGCGCGGTCGGCGTGCCGACGCGGTCCGTCGAGCCATCCTGGTTGGTGATGGCTTCGTTCGACTGCCCAGCCGACATCACGGTAAAATTGCCGCGCAACGACAGAAGGAAGCCGCTCGCGAGACGGGCGGTCATGCGCCCGCCAAAATCATTGCCTGACATGGGTGTTCTCCGCAGAATGGATCAAAAAGAGGGAGAGGCGGAGACCGCCTCAAAGCTGAGCGTAGACGCGGGCAAGGCCGGCGAAGATATCGAGCGGGTTGACGCGGTCCATCGGCAGAACGATGTCCACACGGTTCGGATTATCGAGATTGCGGGTGACCGTGATCTGCGCCGCGATATCGTTGCCGAATTCTAGAACGCCACGCCGCGAAAGGTCGATGCAGGCATGCACCAGCGTCGCCTTGATATCCAGAACCGTGACCAAGGTGGGCAGATTGGCCGGATTGTCGTCGGCAATTGCCTTGTTGGAATGCTCGTAGGCCAGCTGCGCGCGAATAAATTTCAGGGCGTAGGTCAGCTGATAGACCGCCTGAATATCGCGCAGCGCCGTATCCGGTACGCCGTTCGTCGTCTGTTGCTGGGTGATGATCTTGTCGATCAGCACATTGCCGCTGCGATCCACCTTCCACGCCGAAACACCGTTTTGCAGCCAGCCGTTGCGCGTGGGATAGTCAGGCCAGTAATTTCGGTCGCGTGGGGCAATCACGCCGCTGACAACCAAGCCGGACTGGTTTGCTGAGACGCGCCCATCGGAGCCAGAGCCGAGCATTGGCAGCGCCCGTGACACGACTGCGCTGACAACCTCATAATCAGGAGTGCCATTGCCGCCACCAGAAAGGATCGGTATCAGCGACAGATGCCACGTGTCGCGTGCCAAACCCTTCGCGTTCAACTCGCTATCCGTGCCGGTGAAGGGATAGAACGCGTGGCCATAGAGCTGCTGATCATATCCCCAGCGTGACGTTGCGAACGTGTCAAGCAGCGCTACGGATGCTGTATCGCTGAAGGCGGAAACAATCGCCTCAAAGGGATCGTCTCCCATAGCGGCGAGGATCGCCGAGAGGTCCGGGTTGCCGGCCCCGGGCGTCGTGGTTGCGACCGTCAGGTTGGTGGCTGTAAAGACGTTACCGCCCTCCAGTACCGGGACAAAGATATCCAGTCTGGTGGCGTAGGCGCCCTTGTGGCGGGCAGTGATGGTGACGACATTGGCCGCGGCGGCCGCCGTGAATGGCAGGCTCTTTTTCGTTAGCGGGTTGAAATAGACGTTGATCGCATCCGCGAGTGCAGCGGCAGTATCGTTTGCCGATGTACCGGCCGCGATATCGACCGAGACGCTTTCGCCGGCGATCTGGACAACAGCCTGCCCGCCCGCTGCAGGAACAGCGCCGACGGTCAGGGTTCGGATTTCCGCCGTACCGATATCGGCAACACGGCCAAGATAGATGACCTGGGCGGGCGCATTCTTGCGGGTACGGATGAACATGCTTTCCAGCATCGAACCGCGACCGGCAAGACGGCGGGCTTCGTTGACGGTACCGCAGATGGCGATCTGGCCTTCGGCGAGAGCGCCGGCGGCGGTGCCAAAGCCAAGCAGGATTTCGTTCAGTTCGGACGAGAACTGCCCGCCGGACTCGATATCAAAGGCGAGCAGCGGTGCGACGATATTGTCGGGAATGTTGTTCACCATCGGGTCAATCCTTCTTCGGCGGTTTTACGGGGTGGGCCGGCGTTTCCACGGGCGGTTCTTTTTCGACCAGGTCACCGGTCTCGACCATGCGGCGATGCTGGCGGGAGAGCGGATCGATAGGGCGACCACCTTCCGGCCAGCCGCCGGGGATGGCGCACCCTTCGGCCGCCACATAAATCTTGGACATTGAAAGTCTCCGGTCAGGGGGTAGGATTCAGATCGTTGCAACCAACCTGAAGGGAAACGCCGCCGGGACCCGATACAGATCCGGCAACCTCTTCAAGTTTTTCGACGGACTCGGCGTTGAAATAGCCCGCCAGCTCGGCGAGCTTTCCCTTTGCATAGGAGTCGGCGGGAAGGCTCTGGAATACAGAGCGGATTGGCTCAGGCAATCCGCCTTCCTCCATATTAAAAACGTCCGCCGCCAACTCTACCGTGTAACGCAGCGTGGTACGCTGGTAACGCCACCCAAGGTCAGGGATGGCAAAGGGTATCGCCTCGACGGAGACGATCCGCTTGACCAGCCGTCGCCACGGCGCACCGGCTGATGATCTCTCCAGCAAAAAGCGAACCTTGGAACACAGAGCCGCTAAAACAAGCCTCGCGTTGGGATCCGTCCCGGCAAGAGCATCGGCATAAGCCCCCGCCTCATCGCCGGCCACGACAGCAAGTTCAGCGACGATATCAAGGACCGCTTCATGCTCAAGGTCGTCAAGGGCGGCAGGCTCGCCCCGAGGTTTCAGCGCAGCCGTTGAACTGTGCAGGGCAAGGACCGGTGTATAAGGCCGCTCCGTCGAGATGTCCTGCACCGCAATTTCGCGGCTGTCATACACAAGGCGACCGGCCACTGTCGGGAATACCCCTGACGTCAGTGACGCCGTGGGGCGCAGAACCTCAACGGTGATAAGCCTCAACGCTTCCGGAGCCAGCATGATGTTTCCAGTTCATCAAATCGGGAGAGACGCGGCGACGGCAAGCAATGCCATGATATTGCCGGAGCCGTCCGGGTCGAATTGCGTTATCGTGAAAAGCTTCTGATCGCTTTCCCGGCGAAGATAAAAATCCGTCTTGAGCGGTTTCCCGTCTATGAGCCGGATCGATGCCTGGCGCTGCGGGGCGCGATGCAGGATCTTCCGCCCGTCTGCTGACGGCTGCGCCCTCTGCTCTCCCTTGAATTCCGTATTCTCGAAGAAACACGCAACCGTTGGATAGGGAGGATTGGAGCCGTCCAGCTTGGTGCCTGCATTCGGATCATGATTGCTGACCGGAAAGACGGTGACATCGACACCATGGACGCGCTCAACGGTGGAGCGGCTGGTTTTCGCCAGCCGCTCAAACAGCGACGCCATGTCGTCAGACCGGGGTTGCGCCAAGCTTGAACTTGGCCGTCGGCGACGGGTTTGCCGAGACGGCAACAGCGACGCCCACGAGTGTATTGCCACTCGCGGTCTTGTTCACCACGTCATTGGCCGTATCGTAATAGAGCTTGTCACCGACGGCGATCGCGAGCGCCGAGACCTTCGCATAAGAGATGACGCCCTCTGTCAAAAGCGGCAAATCCTCACCGATAGCGGCAGATTTCTGAGCTACGCCGACGAGGGAGCCAATGATTACAAGCTTGCCCGAAGTCACAGCAGCGGGTGCGGGTACCGTGACTACATCACCCGGCTGAACGAAATTTTTCATCAGAATAACCTTCCCGAGGTTGCGAGGCTGACAGGTCTGACAGCCTCAGATTTGAGTTGGTAGCAGGAGGGGCGGCCTCGCCGCCTTACGCGCCAGGGTTCTTTGTCAAGCCGCGAGAATCCAGCGCCTTGACACCGGCATCAAGGCGGACCTTGAATTCCACGCCGTCGATGCCCCAGCCTTCGCGCTGTTCGAGCGTTGGTGTGTCGACGCCGTTGAGATACGCAACCTCGATCGTGTCGGCGCTGTTCGGGTCCGCTGCCATATACCAGGCGGTCGCCGACGCTGCGGAGAGGCGGGCTTCCGAAATCACCGTCGCTGCATTGCGAGCCGAGTTCGGCACGCGCTGGGTTTTGGAAGGATCGAACTCCGAGGCCATCAGGACGGCTGCGGTGTCTTCAAGCTCAACGGGAACCAGAAGGAAGCGAGGCCGAATGTTGAGGCCACCAGCGGCGTGACCGTCGACATCTTTCTGCTTTGCCATCGCCGCACGCGCGGCGCTGATCGATGCGGCAGTGATGGCGGCCGCATCCAAAAGGTTCTTGTGGTCCGCGTGGAACAGCGGGATACCGTCCGACATGTTGGGATTGGACGTCAGGATCGCATAGACCAGATTGCCGACCGTGCGCTTCGCTGCGCGGCCCATCTTCTGGGGCACGCGGCTGAAGGCGCCCACATCGTCATTGATGATAGCCTGCCGGCTGATTGCGAACATCTTGCCATAGGTCGCAAGCTGAATCGTTTCCGCGCGGTCGCTCATCGTCGCATAGGTGTACTCAGCACCCTCCTCGACTTTCGCCAACGCGGGGAAAAGACCGGCGTCGATACGGCTGCCAGGCTTGAAATCGGTCAGAACGCCGCGCGCCGTCCACTGGTCGAAGGTCTCGTCAACTTCGGTGTAACCGCGCAACATCGACTTGTTGGCGACGTTGGCGAGGATGTTGACGAAATCGGACGTTGTGTGCATACCGCTGATCATCATCGGCTGCATTGCTGTCCCGACCATCAGGAGCGGATCCGAGAACGTTTTCTTGATGCCGCGAATGTCGAGCGAATAGCGCGCAATTTCCCGCATCGTCATGCCGGAAAACTCGTTCGCCTCGCCGCCTTCAAGGCCGCCCTTCAGCAACAGCGCTTTCGTGGCGCCGGTCACAAACTTGTCGCCAGCGTCGGCAGTCACAGTCGCAGGAGAGTGACTGATAGATTCCGGACCCTCCCGGTCGGCGAGCATATTGATGATGAGATCGCGGGCAGCGTTGGAGTCGCCTTTGGCCTCCATCATCACCTTTTCAGTCTCTTCCATGCTCAGCTTCGCCGAGCGGCAACGCGAGAAGATATCCTGGGTAACATCCCGGACATCCGTCTGCGCGGTCACAGCCGCAGGATTTGCAGGGGCCGGAGCGGCCGCAGGAGAAGTCGTCATTACGATTTCCTTTTGACGAGAGGCCGCAGCCTCAGCAGAACGGGGATCCGCCCCGTCGCGGTGTTTCAGCAGACCATCCGGCGCATGCTTGAAGAGGGAATATTTGAAGGCAGGAGCCGACATGGTTTCGCCCGCCTCCTCGACATCGTCGGCAAAACCCAGGGTGCGAGCGACAGCGCCGCGCATCCACGTTTCAGCGGCCATCAGTTCGAGGATCTCCTGAATTGGCCGGTTGCTTCGGGCCGCGTAGATTTCAGCCGCGGCGGCCGCGATCTCGTCCAGCGTGCCGGCAGCTTTACGATGGTCTTCGGATGTGCCCCATGTGATGGTCGCCGGATTGTGGATCATGATCATGGAGCCGGGCCGCATGACGATGGTGTCACCAGCCATAGCAACAACGGAGCCGGCTGACGCGGCCAGCGCATCGACGTAGATCGTCACCTTGCCGTCATACGATTTCAGGGCGTTGTAGATTGCGATACCCTGAAACGCGATGCCGCCCCCGGAATTGAGGCGTACGTTGATGTCGCCTGACAATTCCGCCAATGCCTCTATGACCTGTTCATCGGTGAAGCCGATGGTTTTGATGCCATCTTCATCCCAAGTCCAGTCACCACCGACCATGCCGTAAAGATGGAGCTCACCATCCTTAATCAGTTTGCTTGACATTCTGGCTCTCCTGAGTGCCGTTCACCGGGTGGCGGCTGTCGCTGCTAAAGGTGAAACCGTTTTTGTCGGCACGATCGTTATCGGCCTTGATTTCCTTATCGAGATCCTCGGGATCGAAACCGAGCTTCCGGACTTCAGCGGAGCGGGAAGCGAGACCGCCTCGAATGGATTCGATCGACGCCTTGATGTCCTTCGAAGGGTCGAACATCTCCCTGCGCGGCGGCGTCCACATGACCCTGGCCGGGATCCGCCGACCGGTCACGAGCGCAATGCCGTCCAGAAGCCAGTTGCCAACAGGGTCGCACAGGTTCGGTATCGCCATGTTCCACTGCCAGTTTTCGATGGAGCGGTGATAGCGAAGCCAGCCCATTCGGCTGTTGGCGAAGTTGCCCTGACTGTTATCTCCGGTAAGGCTGGCATAATCGACGCCAAGGCCCACGGCGATCTTGTGAAGCGTAACGGTCGAGAAGTCCCTATAACCTTCGACTTGCGGAGGGACGCCGAATGTGACGTTTTCGCCATCCCGCAGGCGCATCACCATTCCCGGCTCTACACCTTCAGCCGGCAAACCGGTATCGGATGGCTGCGTCTCCTTTGCTCCGAGAAGCGGGTTTGTCGCGCCATCCGTTCTGGTAATGAAGGCGGCAAAGCATGCGGCGATTTTCTGCCGCATCAATTGCGCATCCTCGTAATCCGCAAAATCCCGCATCGGGAGGATCACTGGCGCGAACCACGTTACTCCCGTCATTTGACCAGGGCGATCCATCCGGTAGACATGGGCGACCTCACTGGCAGGTACCCGAGAGCTATCGGGCAAGCGGTACGTCGCAACATTTCCGGGATGCTCCCGAAAGAGATGATATGCGAGACGCCGACCGGCGGCATCGAATTCAATACCGTTGAAAATGAACCCGCCACCTGCCAGAGGGCCGTCTTTGCGGGTATCGAGGAAATCC